CTGTTCACGCTGCTGTGGATCTTGGCGTACCCGCTCCTGTCATCAGCAGTGCGTTGTGGGCACGTTTTGAGTCGCGCCGTCTTGGTGCTTTCGCAGCCAAGGTTCTAAATGGTATGAGAGCAATGTTTGGTGGTCATGATGTTAGGTGAAGCACTCAAATGGATTGCAATACCGTTTGTACTGGCCACGGTATATTTCGGGATACGAAAAGGTGATAATGACTACTACGACTCGGACGACTATGATGGAAACGGAACCGCACACTGAAATACTTACTTACCAGATAGTAATCTTCGGTGCTACTGGAGATCTGGCAAAGAAAAAACTAATCCCTGCTCTGTATAAACTACATCAGAAAGATTTACTTCCAATTAATCTTGTGATTGTAGGGACATCTCGCAGAGCAATTGCTAAACAAACATGGGTGGAATCTTTGGGAGAGTATCCTGAAGACTTTCTCCATCGTCTGGATTGGATTAGCACTGATCTGGATAATCCAGAGTCATTGAAAAATCTACCAGATGCAGATGATTCAACTTACTTCTTATCCGTACCCCCAGAACGATATGAGAATGCTATCATCAATCTCAAAGAAGCAGGACTCCTCAACAACCCAGAACTCTCGCGTGTTGTTATTGAGAAACCCTTTGGGCACGATTATAAATCTGCTGATCATCTATCAACTGTGGTTGCTAGATGTCTACGCGAGAAACAAGTATATCGCATTGACCATTATCTCGGCAAAGATACTGTCAATAATATTCTTGCTACACGGTTTAGTAATATTCTTCTTGAACCACTCTGGAATCGCCAGTATGTAGAAGAAGTGCAGATCTTTGCTTCGGAGACCATTGGTTGTGAGGGTCGTGCCCAGTATTATGAGACCGCTGGTGCTGTCAGAGATATGCTACAGAATCATATTCTGCAAGTTCTGGCATTGATTGCTATGGATCCTCCAAGCAAAATGTCAGCAAAAGAAGTCAGAAGAGAGAAGACAAAAGTTTTATCCGCTACTAGACTATCAGAGAACATTATTCTTGGACAATACGATGGCTACCGTAACGAAGAGGGCGTTGATCCTAACAGTGGTACTCCTACCTATTTTGCTGGTACTTTATTCGTCGATAACTGGCGTTGGGAAGGAGTTCCTTTTAACGTAATGACAGGAAAGAAACTACCATACCAATGTGTGGAGGTAGTAATCAAACTTAAAGCACCACCGCTAAAACTCTATGAAGGTGAAATCAACGATCGTATTGTCATGCGTCTACAGCCTAATCCTCATCTTGACATTAGGATGGATATTAAATCTCCTGGGCTCAATGATAATCTTGAATTGGCTACACTCACTCACGACTACCCCCAAGATAGAGCAATCGACGGATATGAAAAACTCCTCTATGATGCTATAAATGGAGACCAATCGCACTTTGTCCATGTCGATGAAGTTATGGAAAGTTGGAGGATTGTAGATGACCTTCTGTGTACTGGTGATAGTTGTCCAATTCGTACTGTCCCTTACATCTACTGTGGTGGATGGGGTCCAGAGTACAAAACACACATGATAACTGTTTGGGATTATCCAGCATGATACATCACGTACAATTATTCGTTAGACATACTATGGAGAATCCACTTGCTCTAGCAGTAATGTCTTTTGCTTTAGTCTTTGTTCCCATCCTAGGAATGTGGGCAGTTCATAAATATAGATGGGAGCACTGGGAACCTTTTCATAGGAGCCACAAATGAATCCAATCATTCTAATTGGTTGCTTTACTCCATTAGCAATTATTTTCATAGTGATGAAACTTGCTGTTTGGATTGAAGCAGTAAACGAGGAGACTGATTATGTCAGAAAAGAACCTCTACGAGAACGAGGACCCTTCTTGGAAAATCCATATGCAGACGTTGATGCGGAGGAAGAAGAATTTGGAGATCGCACAGACTATCAATGATGCTCTGTATGAATGGTATTCAGAGCAAGGTAGAGATGTTCCAGAATGGAAACGAAAAGATCCAGACTGGTGGATTAAATACCTAATTAGTTTAGGAATTGATCCAAAGAATCCATGAACTTATTCTTGCGTCCACTGACTGATGTTAATGACCCTGTGTGGAGTGTGATCTTCTCGATCGTATTACTCCTAATCGGGGTCTTTTATGTTGTCGCCTATATACTGGGAATTGATAAACAAGAATATGGGAGCAATGACACCCCCGAGTCGGAAGAGTTGTTACAACTTCCGAGTGATCAGCATAGATAGAGTGCTGGATGGAGACACGATCGATGTCACGATCGATCTAGGTTTTGACCTTTATAAAAAAGAAAGAGTTAGAGTCGCTGGTGTGGACACGCCAGAGAAAAGAACCAAAGACCTAGAAGAAAAAGCACTGGGATATGACGCAACCAACTGGCTTAAGGACAAGCTTGAAGGTGCTATCTCTGGCGACAATGATCTCGTTATTCGCACTGAACTTGTTGGTGGTATGGGCAAGTATGGGCGTCTTCTCGGGTGGCTCTACATTGGAGACGCCGAACTCTCCCTCAATGAGCAAATGATTACAGAAGGCTACGCTTGGGCATACGATGGTGGAACCAAGCAAAAGAACTTTGAAGAACTACGAGAAATCAGACGTACCAACGGAACTCTCGTTGAGTAATCAATATATTATCAGCATGTAAAGATATACTTATTAAATCGTAATATAATGTAACACTATTTTCTGCTACATAGCTTATAATCTGTGTAGCATGGAGTTACAATATGTACGGATTTTATATGCTGGTAGTGTTCGTTGCCATATTAGTAGCGATTGCTGGCGTAGATGAAACCTTGAAGATCTTTGCTTACGCGGATCTACAAATTAGATATGCGTTCATCCGACTTCAGATGAAGTGGATGGGTTGGAAACTTAAGAGGCAACTTATTAAGGACACCAACAACTTTGAAAAGTTCCTCAAGGAGTATGACAAATGAACGACAAAGAGATGTCCGACCTTTCCATAGAAAGGAAAGAATGTCCCAAGTGTGGTGCTTTGTGGATCAACGGACAGCACTATTGGTCTGGCACAGGAAAGAAAGGAAATGAGTTGGATCTTGCTGGTCTGGTGTGCAATAAGCTTGGTGATGACACTTGTATCAATCCTTGCCGAGGGCAAGATGGTGGCGTCACCTGGAAAAAAAGACTTGAGGAACTGGAACAGGATCATCCAGCAGAATAAATACCAGTAGTGAACTAGTATTGTTGTGGCATCTGATCAGATTTATCTTGGCAATCCGCTTCTAAAGAAAGCAAACGTCCAGCAGGACTTTACCAAGGAACAAATTGCAGAGTATGTGAAGTGTGCTAAAGATCCAGTATACTTCACCAAGAATTATGTACAGATCGTTTCACTCGATGAAGGTCTGGTGCCATTCAAGATGTGGGATTTCCAAGAGGAGTTAATTTGGAACTTCCACAAAAATAGATTTAACATTGCGAAGCTACCTCGTCAGACTGGAAAGTCTACGACGGTGGTTTCGTATTTGTTGCATTATGCGTTGTTTAATGACAGCGTTAACATTGGTATTCTCGCCAACAAAGCAAGTACCGCAAGGGATTTGCTCGGTCGTCTACAGACTGCTTACGAAAATCTACCAAAATGGATTCAGCAAGGCGTGATATCATGGAACAAAGGTAGCATGGAGTTGGAAAATGGCAGTAAGATATTGGCAGCTTCTACATCTGCGTCTGCTGTCCGAGGCATGTCGTTCAATATCATCTTCCTCGATGAGTTCGCGTTCGTCCCTAATCACATCGCTGAATCGTTCTTTGCCTCTGTTTATCCTACTATTACTTCTGGTAAAAGCACGAAAGTAATTATCATTTCTACCCCACAGGGTATGAACCACTTCTACAAGTTGTGGACTGATGCACAGAATGGTAAGAACGGATATACGTGGTCGGAAGTACACTGGTCACAGGTGCCAGGCAGAGATGATAAGTGGAAAGAAGAAACAATCAAGAACACATCCGAGAGACAGTTCACACAAGAGTTTGAGTGTGAGTTCCTTGGATCGGTTGACACATTGATCTCGGCTGCAAAGTTGAGAGCACTCACATTCATTGACCCAGTGAAGCGTAGTAATGGACTCGACATTTATGAAGAACCAAAGAACGGTAACGAGTATCTTTTTACAGTTGATGTTAGTCGCGGCATTGGCGGAGACTATTCTGCTTTCATTGTTTATGACATTACTACGGTTCCATATAGGGTAGTAGCAAAATATAGGAACAATGAGGTTAAGCCTATGTTGTTCCCAAACATTATTAATGACGTTGCGAGAGCGTACAATAATGCATGGGTTTTGTGCGAGGTGAACGACGTAGGAGACTCTGTGGCGTCGATTCTAAATTATGACCTAGAATATCCTAACGTGCTCATGTGCGCCATGAGAGGGCGTGCAGGGCAGATTGTGGGGCATGGATTCTCTGGAACCAAGACCCAGTTGGGTGTGAAGATGAGCGTGACTGTGAAGAAGGTTGGATGTGCCAACCTCAAGCAGATCGTAGAGGATGACAAACTCATCTTCAATGACTATGAAATTATTAACGAACTTACTACGTTCATTCAGAAGAAGCAATCCTTTGAAGCTGATGAAGGATTCCACGATGACCTAGTAATGTGTATGGTAATTTTTGCATGGCTTGTACAGCAAGATTACTTTAAAGAGATGACTGACAACGATGTTCGCAAGCGTATCTATGACGAACAACGTAATCAGATTGAACAAGACATGTCACCATTTGGATTTATCACTACTGGATTGGAAGGTGATGATGGATTTGTAGATCAAGGATCTGTTTGGGAATATGGTGACACACAGGAAGACGTTAGTTATATGTGGAGCATCTAATGGATGTAGGAGATCTTTTTGATTTAGACCATCTTATTTTTAAAGAAAGGAAATGTAGGACTTGTGGTATCAAGAAAGATCTTCTTGTAGATTTTTATAGAACTCGCAAAGATAGAACTTCTTCTTCAGCATATTCTTACGAGTGTAAAGACTGCACCAAAAAAAGAATAGTATTGAGTAGGATGACTAATGCAGTTTTCGATAAATGGGAATATCCTGACTGGTAATGTGTTCATGCATTGTTTCCCCACTCAAGCGATTGGAAATAATAAATATTTTTAGATCAAGTTTGGTAACTTACAGGAGTTAAACATGGCAAGTCAAGTCTCGCCTGG